CAACATCATTCTCGGCTGGATACACTGGTTGTAAAGTCGTTTCAAATACAAGTGCAAACACTGGCACATTTAGAGGTTTTGTGGTTAACGCTGATGCGGTTGTTTCAGCAATTCTTGATCAAGCAAGCGCATCATTGATGACATCTTTAGGATTGAGTGGCGTAACCTTAAAGCAAGGAGCGTTTATTTGTGTGCCTGATGGTACATATATTAGCTCAATTACCTTGACGAGTGGTTCAGTAATAATGTACAATATCTAATAATGTATTTTGGCCCATCTATAAGTGTAGGGAGAAGAGGTGTTAGCTATGGGGATAGTGATGCCCAGGCGTTTATTGCTGCAACTGGACTGACTGGCACGACAGAGGTTAATGCGGTAAATAATCTTGTAGCAAATCTTAAATCTTACGGCCTATGGTCGAAGATGAAAGCTATCTATCCTTTCGTTTCTGATACAACAAATCTATTAAGTTATACAACTGATTATTCAAACGCTTTTTGGACAAAAACTGCTATAACATTAACTCAAAATGTTGGCACTGCTCCAGATGGAACTAATACTGCAAATAAAATTACAGAAACTGCGGTAAGTTCTGGGCATTGGTTAAAGACTGCATCAACTTTGACTGCTGGATTAACTTATACAGTATCTGGGTATTTTAAAGCTGCTGAAAGGCAATATGCAGTTTTGATTGATGATGATGCTGGCGTTCATACTGCTTATTTTAATTTGTCGACTGGGACTTTAGTAAGCCAAAGCGGTTATACAAGCACAAGTATAACTTCGGTAGGAAACGGGTGGTATAGATGTTCAGCGACAAGAAATGCGGCAACTGTAGTATCAAATTATTATTGGGCAACTTCAAGCAATGGTTCAACCTATAACTATCTTGGAGACGGCACAAGCGGTATTTTTACTTGGGGATTTCAATTTGAACAAGGGGCGTTAACTACCTACCAACCAATAGCCACAACCCCAGCAAACAGATTTGTTTCTCAGTTCAAATATAACCTTAAAGACGCAAGAGACCTTGACGCTGCGTTCAGATTAGCGTTCAACGGTACTTGGACATATAGTAAACAAGGAGCAACGCCAAATGGTGTGAATGGATTTGCAAATACTTATTTAAATGCGACTACTGTTTTTACAGATAAGCCGCTTGGCTTTGGTGTTTATGTAAATACTGCAACTACATTTGTAAACGATAAACATCCTATTGGGGCGTTTAGTGGAAGTACAAACTATGCATCTATTCAGATAAATAGTGGAAATGCTTTATCTTTTAATATGTTTGCCGCAAATACAACATCAATGACGGCATCGCCTGCGGCAACTGGGCATATGTTTGTAACTAATAACAATACAACAGTTAATGCTTATGTAAGGACACAAACTGCAAGTGGTAGTTTAAATGGTACAAATAGACCAAATCAACCATTTTCAATTGGTGGTATAAATGTGAATGGAACTACTCAACAATTCGTAAATAATAGGTTTTGCGCTGGGTATATTTGCGATTCATTAAACACTACTGAATCGGGTAATTTATATACTACAATACAAACCTATCAAACTGAATTGGCCCGCCAAGTTTAAATAATATAATAAAATGGAAGGATACCTTTTAGACATATCACAAAAAGATTCAATTCAAGGCGTAATGTACGCCCCTGACCAATACTTCAACTGTGTTCAAGACATCAACGCAGATTGGTTCACATTTTTGTCAGCTGATGACATCGTAATCGTAACTAATTCCGAATGGGCGTGGATACTTAATTGCCCTTTTGTTGAGTACATACCACCAATTCCACCGACACCTATCAATGAGTAACAACGACAATATAGCCGACGCATTAACAACTACAACTTTCGTTGGAGGCATTGCACACTTTATGACAAGCGTGCAACCTATCGTATCTTTTGTGTGGGGTTTAGTGGCTATTGTATCGGGTTTATTTGCTATTCGTTACTATTATTTCAAAACAAAGAACATCAATGGCAAAGAAGGGGAGTAAGGTTGATGTACTAAAGATGTTTAAGGTGAAGCCTAAAAAGAATAACAAGGGCGTTCACAGTAAAAACTCAAAGCCAGATAAAAAATACAGAGGCCAGGGACGATGCAGATAAAACTAAAACCATATTTCAGCCCAACACAAAAGCAAGTCCGTATGTTTGGGGATGCCATAGCAGGTGCGACTATATTTGTGGCTTCATTTAATTTGAATGATCCAGAGCTTATGAGATGGTGTGCAATTATTGGTGGTTGTGGTAAATTCCTTTCTAATTTTATTCAGGTCGATGGTATCAAGTAAACAATGTTTGGCAAAATTCGGTGAGCCGTCAGCATCTAATAAGTGTATGACGCTTTGGGATGTGCCAACAGAGTTGGAAATTGGCATTATACCAAAACGAATATACTGTAATAGGCTAATGGTTGAGCCACTTAAAAAGGCGTTTAAGAATCTTATTGATACTGGAGCGGTTAAGGAGCTAAAGACCTGGGATGGTTGTTTTAACATTAGAAAAAAGCGAGGCCTATCGACTATGAGCTTACATTCTTGGGGTTTGGCTATTGATGTCAATGCCTTTGAAAATGGATTATATCAAACGCCTAAACTATCTCCGACATTCGCAAAATGCTTTACTGACGCTGGATTTGATTGGGGTGGGTTGTGGCTTCGTTCTGATCCGATGCATTTTCAGTTAGCTAAAATTTAATAAAAAAAACTTTTATCCTCCCCATTAAAGTATTATATTTGCAATATGGATACTTTATTAATATCAAATGAAGATAACTGGGTATTATCTAAATACAAAATAAGATACGATAAGCAAAGCGGTTATTATAGATGCTTTGAAGGGGACTCTAAAAAATATGATTATTTACATAGAATAATTATAGGAGCTAAAAAAAATGAGATTGTTGATCATATAAACCGAAAGCGTTTTGACAATAGAAGAGAAAATTTAAGAATTGTAAGTAATAAATTAAACAATTATAATTGCGAAGTTAAAAACCCAAATGGTAGAGGTATCTATTTTGATAAATCTGGGAATAGATATAGAGCTTGTATAAGCCATCAGAATAAAACATTAAAGTTAGGTTCGTTTAAAAATATTGACGATGCTAAAAAAGCTTATAATAAAAAAGCATTTGAGTTATATGGGGCTGACGCTTACCAACACAATATTCAAACATAAATATTAAGCCATTTAAAAAATTTTATCATATTTATTTTGTTTTTACAATTCTAAATAGTACCTTTGTGCCATCAATATGAAAACAATAGAACTTTTTAGACTTGCCAAGAGATTTGAGCAACTCTATCGAATCAAGACAAGATTGCCTATTGAGGCCGTTGGTAATGTGGTTACAATTTCAATGCATTACGAACACCTATTTGTGTGGGCCTTGCAACAAAAGAAGCACTACAAATTTGAAATCATTATGGGTATGTTGGTTGCACAAAAAAAGTATGGTGAATCAATCTTAAAAATCAATTTATGGTAATCACAGAACACTTGCCGACAGTAATGCAATACACCGAAGATGATGTGGTTGAGTTTATGAAACTAAAAAAGGGCGATTATCTTTTTTGGTGGAGTGAGTTTGGTGATGGTCCTCGATTCGTCAACAAGTTTGAGGAGATGCGTATGCGTAATGGCATCCCAATCATCTATTCACAGAAACAATATGGTGGCTTGGTTTGGGGTTACCTTGGCCAATACAAAACAATCAAGAAAAATATGAACTACCCACCAAGTATGTTTTGGAAAATTACAAAATAAAATATAAATTCGCAATGTCAAATATGAAATACAACACAGATTTAGGGGTTGGTAACTATCCTACCTACCAAATGATTGAGAACCTTGATGGTATCATCAACATCGAACAATTTTTATTATCTAATCCAAGCTTTGATGCACAAACACTTTACCTTTATGTATACAAAGCCATCAGAGGCAAAATAGTGGAGTATTCAGGGGATAACCCAGAGCCACTTTACAAGATGCTTATGGTGTTATTGGATGAGATTGAATGGGACATTATTATCAAACAAATAGAATATGGAAGAACAAACAATGCAAGTGGCCTTGAGTGAGGTGTTTGCTAAATCAAATGAGGAGTTAGCCGACGCAATGGGCATTAATTACAACACAATAGCTTCGTGGAGGTTTAACTTTCGCCACAACGCTATGAGCCAAGAGAAAAAAATCGAAATTTTAACAAGAATGAATTACACTTTAAAACAAGAATCATTATGGAAAAAACAAGCACAGTAAATCACATCCAAGCCTCTGGGACTTGGGAATCAAAGTACGGTACAATGTATCGTTTTGAAATCGGCTTCACAAATGGTGATGTCGGAGACTACAACTCAAAGTCTAAAGACCAAACCTCTTTTAAATTGGGTGAGGAATCAACTTACGACATTACAAGCAAAGATGTCAATGGAAAGTTATTTCACACAGTAAAACCAGTCAAAGCACCTTTCGTGCCTTTCGCATCTAAACCAAGCGATCCTGATAAAGACAAGAAGATTGCTCGTATGTCAGTCCTTAAATGCGTAACTGATTTAGTGGTTAGTGGCCATATCAAATTTGAAAGCTTATTTGAACACGCTAAATATTTTGAAGCTTATGTTGAATCTGGAGTTAACCCATACTTTGAAATGTTGGGTGAAAAATTTGACTTAAAAGCAAAGAAGATATCTAAAGACAATAGGGAAGATTTGCCATTCTAACTATGTTAAAAAAGAAAATATCCCCTATAAGTGTATTGTCTGAATTGAGGATGATGCACAATGATGTCAATTTAGGCTATTCTGAGCCTTTAGAACTGCTTATTGCTTTAAAACAGATACAAGATACCATCGATAAGATTTCAAGCGATTTAAACGAAGATTTCTTAAAGTCTGCTAATCAGTATAATAAGCAAGAGTTTAATGGTTATGTGGTTGAAGTAAGGACTGGAGGAGGAAGATACGAGTATGACCATATTCCAGAGTATGTTGAACTATCCGCCAGGCTTAAAGCTATTCAAGATGTTGCTAAACAGTCTTATAGGTTGTCTTTGAGTAATAACGGAATGATCAGCGAGGAAGGTGAAATAATGATGTCAGCTAAATTTGTGCCTTATAAAGATAGTATTGTATTAAAGAAAAAGGGGCAATAGCCCCCTAATCCTGTCAGATATGAAAAAATTACTGCAAAAGTAATAAAAATATTTGGAAATTACAAAACAAACTTTATATTTGCAAAAGGATTCGCGTCCTAAGTAGTTATGAATAATATTTTAAATAGAGCATTGGCGAGTATTAGACTGGGTTTAACTACACCCACGCGAAAGTCTAAGAAAACTAATGCTCTTTTTTATTTATGTCAATAATCAAATCAAAACACGCCAGTAATTACACGGTATTACCCAATGACATTTTTAACTCTGGGTTAAGTATTGAAGCCATCGGACTTTTGGCAAGTCTATTAAAGCTCCCAAATGATTGGGTGATTCAAAAATCTTATTTACATACTCAATTAAATATGGGAAGGGAAAAGCTTGATAGGGTTTTTAAAGAGCTTCAGGACAAAGGATTTATCTTATCAGTTAAGCAATACGATGATAAAGGAAGGTTTACTTATAACCATATAGTTTATGATGTTGCTTACAATGGGGAAAAAGGGAATATACCGAACTTGGATAACCCATATACGATTGAACCATCTACGGAAAAGCCGTCGACGGCCAACCTGCAACTACAAAGTAAAGATAAACAAAGTAAAGAGTTACTAAATAAAGAAATACAAAATAAAGATAATATAAATACTTGTTTTTCTTTTGAATCTTTTTGGAATTTATATCCTAATAAGAATAACAAAAAAGGATGTGAATCTAAATACAAAAAACTAACGGAATCACAGAGGGCGAAAATTTCGGCGACGCTCCCGAGCTTTTTGGCTTACAAACCATTTGCAAGTTATACGCCACCACATCCACTCACATACCTTAACCAAGAGCGTTGGGAAGATGAAATAAAAGTAAAGGAAGAAAAATCAATTAAATGGGATTAAATTTGAAAACTATGTATATAAAAGACGCACAAAATAAAGAAATAGGCAAAATACTCGAAAATGTATGTATGTTAGCCGACCTTGATATCCCGAAATACCCAGCAGAGATTGTTGAGTTTATCAAACAAAACTATGGTAAATACAATATCAATGTCATTAAGGAATCTATGGACAAATGGATAATGGGAATAATTGATGTAAAGAAGCCAGAACGACTAAACGCTCAATTTGTAGCAACAGTTATCTATAAGGCAATCAATAGTGGTTTGCTTGGTGAAATTGACATCCAAAAGCCAATAATAAAAAAGACTGAAAACTTTGTGAAGCTTACTCCAGAGGAGGAACGCCAGGGATATGAAGATATGAGGAAAGTTTGGTATGACTACGAAGAGACTAAAAAGTTTGATTCGTTTCCAATGTTCTTTAGTTCAAAGTATGAGTTTATAAGAACTTTTGATGATATGCAATACCCAGAGTTTGTACTTGAAATTATGATCAGTGAATTAAAACTGGCTTTGGAAGATAAGTACAAAAGAGACCAAACGAAAAATAACCCATTTATGACATTCATTAACAACTTCTCCTTGCCAAATATTAATTGGAGAATGTTTGCTTGTGTATGTCTTCATTATAGAACTTGTTATGCCAACAGAAATATTCAGAGCTAATCTACTTGTCCAAACAGACAAAGGACCAAAGTGGGTTAAAGATGTGGTATATAAACACACTGATGGGTATTTTAACCGCAAAAGATATTTTAAAGAACCAGTGAAAGTATTAAAAGTTGAAGTTATTAAAAGTTTAGGATTTGATTGTTTACCAAAATGAAAGTATTAAGTTTATTTGACGGAATGTCTTGTGGCCAACAAGCTTTGCAACGACAAGGAATTAAAGTGGATGAGTATTTTGCATCTGAGATTGATAAGTATGCTATTCAAGTTACAATGGCAAATTACCCAAATACACTTCAACTTGGTTCGGTTGTCAATGTTGATGGAAGAGCTTTACCAAAGATTGATTTATTAATTGGTGGTTCACCTTGCCAATCATTCTCATTTGCTGGTAAGCGTAAAGGGATGAGTACAAAAGATGAACAAGAGATTTTAACACTTGATCATTATTTGCAATTGAAAGCTGAAGGGTTTGAGTTTGAAGGTCAATCTTATTTGTTTTGGGAATATATGCGATTGCTTAATGAGTTAAGAGAAAAGAACCCTAATGTATTATTTTTACTTGAAAATGTAATGATGGGCGAAAAATGGGAGAAGGTTTTAAGCAAAGCTATAGGGGTTAATCCTATTATGATAAATTCAAGCTTGGTATCAGCACAAAACAGACAAAGGCTTTATTGGACTAATATAGGTATGATACCTGGCGGATTGTTTGGAGATTTACAAAGCATAATCGAACAACCTAAAGACAAAGGCATACTGTTAAAAGATGTTTTGGAAACTAAAGTTGATGACAAGTACTATTTAAATACAATTAAAACAAATCATTTTAAAAGTTTAAGCAATTCTGATTCAGATATAATTGTACATAATATGATGCCACGGTCAAGCACATCTGGTAAAGGTGGTACTGGTCATTTAACAAGAGATGATGGGAAAACATATTGTTTGGATACTGGTCATACAAATGCTATTGAATTTTATAATAAAATAAGAAGACTAACCCCAACAGAATGTGAAAGGCTTCAAACTGTTAAAGATGGATATACGGCTTATGTTTCTGATTCTCAAAGGTATAAGATGCTTGGAAATGGCTGGACAGTCGATGTAATAGCCCACATATTTAGCTACATAAAGTAACAAAATCGTAAAGATGCGTTCTATTTTCAATGGGGCAAATCAGCAAAAAAGGATTAATTGTAAGAGAATACCTTGCAAAATATCCTCAATCATCCATCAGGACTTTAGCACAGTTACTAATGGAGCACTATCCAACACTATTTACTAATTATAGTGCAGCCAGGACAATCTTAAGCCAACATTCAGGCCGATGGTCAAAGCTTAAAAACCCGATCAAAACAGATAGAATACAATCAAGGGAGAACCCATTTGGTTTGCCAGAATCAAGGGCCAATGTCCGCAAGTTTGTAAAGATTGAAGGTGCGACAAGAGTGCTATGGTTGTCAGATATACACTTCCCAAACCAAGACAATGAAGCTTTGACAAGTGCTTTGCAGTTTGGATTAGATAATCAGATTGACTGTATAGTTTTAGGAGGTGATATTTTAGACAATGAACCGTTCACAAGCCACGATGCTCCTCCACCATTGTATTCTGAAATCCGCCAATGGTTTGAAATGGTGTCTGATTTCCTTGATATGCTTAATGACCGTTTCAAGTGTCCAATACATTGGATTGAAGGCAACCACGACAACTGGTATAAGCGTTATTTAATGAAAAAAGCCCCAGCTTTGTTTCACGATGAGTATTATACTCTATCTTCAAGACTTAAATTAAGAGAGAAAAATATCATTTGGCACGATCAGAATGTTATTTTAATGGCTGGTAAGCTTCCAATGACTCACGGCCATATGATTGTTAAAGGATTTTTTAGCCCAGTAAACCCAGCAAGAGGTGTTTATAACCGTATTAAGTCATCAATGCTTATAGGACATTGTCATACCACATCTGAACATTCCGAAAGCATATTGAATCACGAACTATCAACGACCTATTCAACTGGATGCTTATGCGAACTCGCCCCCGATTATGATCCATTTAACACGAAACATAACCAGGGCTTTGCAATGATAGAAATCAAAGAAAACGGCAACTATCGAGTACACAACAAGCGTATTGATTACTTTACTAAAGAAATATACTAATGCTTGAGCTTGACATATTTCAGCTAACTGATGCCCAACTCGAAAACGAAGACGAAGGGTATGTTATGTCTGAATGTGATATTGCTCCACGACTGTTTATTCATATTGATTCATTTGGCAAGTATATTGACTACGATGGATTGGAATATACCAGTATTTATTCTGGAGGTATGGAGTTTATAAGTATGTTATCTTATGAGGAATTTAAAGTAATGTACTTTAAACACTACAGAATCACATAAATTGTGAATATTTTTTAAGTAACTCTTTTTAAATTTAAAATTTTAAATGTACATTTGTTTCAGATATGAAAATAAACGAAACAATAGAGGACATTTTGCTATACCAAAAGCACACCAGGGACTGTGATTATTATTTGTATAATCAAATCTTAAAGCTTTATGATGCCCAAAACATCACGGCCCTTGAATTACTCAAGGCAATGAAAAACAAAACCATTCCGTCTTTTGAATCAGTAAGCCGAGCAAGGCGACAACTTCAACAAATGAGGCCTGATTTAAGGGGGACTAATTGGGTGAATCGTCAAACAACTGCACAAGATAAACGCAAAAAAGAATTAGGCTATGTATAATCAAGACGACGACAACCATCATTTATACGAAGCGATTGGCTTTTTTATTATTGGGTTAATTGGCTTATTGACTCTAATTGTATGGTCTAATTTATGAGACACGAGGAAAGCAAATTGCAGATTATATGCGTCAAATGGTTTAGGTTTAACTATCCTAAACTTGCAAGACTGTTATTTGCCGTGCCTAATGGGGGCAAACGCTCACTTATAACGGCTAAACTATTAAAAGCCGAGGGCGTATTGTCTGGCGTTGCTGACCTTATATTGCTTAAACCAACAGAAAACTACCACGGTTTGTGCATTGAGATGAAAATCAAGCCTAATAAGCAAACAGATACTCAAAAGGAATGGCAAAAGGATGTCGAGGATAACGGATTCAAGTACATTGTTTGCTATTCATTTGAAGACTTTGAGGCCAAAATTAAAGAATACCTATGCTGACACTTCAAGACTTTGCCAATAAGCACAAAGAATGGCTCAAAATAGCAAATTATTTAGGGGCTGATTCAGCGACGGCAAAGGAAATTGTGCAACAGATGTACTTAAAAATAGGTGAATTACAAATCAAAGAAGGCAATCTTGAGAAGTTAGTCAACTATTCTGGGGGTATAAATACGGTTTATGTGTTTAAGGTCATTCAGAACCTATACTACGACTTCCACAAACGCAAGGAGTACGGGGCGGACTTCACTAATTTTGAATACGAGCTTGAGCCAGTTGATGATCAAGAGCAAAAATATCAGATTTTAATACATAAACTTAAACGAATCATACAAGGCTTCGGGGAATATGAGCAAATGCTCCTTGAATTGTATTTTGTAAATGGTTGCAGCTTAAGAGATATAGCCAAAAGCACTGGGATTGGAGTACATTCAATATTTAATACTATAAAAAATGCCAAAGAAAAACTTAAAAAACAAACAAAAAACGATTATCGAGCATATCGAGAGTCAAGAAACACAAGAACAACCATCGTTAGGTTTGGGGGACACGATTGCGAAGGTAACCAAAGCGACTGGGATTGATAAGCTTGTCAAGTTCATTGCTGGAGAAGACTGCGGATGCGAAGAGCGTAAAGAGAAGCTCAATAAGTTATTCCGTTACAAGCAACCATTGTGCTTGACTGAAAACGAGTTTAACTATTTAACCGAGTTTCAAAAGGTTAATAATACAACCTTGACAAAACAAGAAGGCGACGAAATTGCGACTATTTGGAATAGAGTATTTCAATCAAGGAAATTTTATAGACCTTGTACTTGTAACCCTAAAGCCTGGCAAGATATGATCAATGACCTTTTAATTATACATAAGGAGTATGGCATCAATTAGAAAATCGTGAAGAGGCTGAACTTTTAAAAAATTATTATAATGAAATTACAAGTATCGAAACTGAAAACCAACCCAAACAATCCGAGGGTAATCAACAAGGCGAAATATAAGAAGCTCTTATTATCAATTAAGGAGTTTCCGCAAATGCTGGATATTAGGCCTATTGTAGTCAATAAAGACTTTGAGGTGCTTGGGGGTAATATGAGACTTAAAGCTCTTAAAGAATTAGGATTCAAAGAAACTGAAGTTTTGGTGGTTGATTTACCGATTGATCAGCAAAAGGAATTTCTTATTAAGGACAATCTTAACTATGGGGATTGGGATTTTGATGCCTTGGCAAATGAGTGGGATTTAAGTGAGCTTGATGGATTTGGCCTTGACCTTGATCCTAACCTATTTGAAGTGGAAGATGCGGAGGAGGTGCAAGAGGATAAAGAAGACAGTTTTAACTATACTATCTGTTTTAATAACAATACCGACTTAAAAAAGTTTGAGAAGTTCATCAAAAAACTTGACAAGGATTTCCCAGACTATACAACAACATCAGAACGAATACTTGCTTACATCAATGAAAAAGCACACTAAAATATACTTGGATTATTTTGGCTATGATACATCCGACTTCATCCCTTGCGAAGTCTGTGAGGCCAGAGCAACGGACATCCACCATATTGAAGCCAGGGGAATGGGGGGAAGAACTTCCAAGGATAACATATTTAACTTGATGGCACTTTGCAGACCTTGTCATATTGAGTACGGTGATATTACAGATTGCAAAGAAGATTTAAAAAAGATACACAAGCTACGAATGGATATAGGCAAGATTTGAAATTGTAAAATTAAAATACTATATTTGCACTGATATGAAAAAATTAACACCACTAACCACAAGAACCTTGGACTATCTCCAAGAGAAAAACATTAACCCAATCAAATTTTCAGAATGGCTACATTTCATCAAGACAGAGAACAAGGCGAGGTATATGACTACATTAACCCAAACCACTATAAAACACTAAACAAGGAAGTCTGGGAAATGATGGTTGATATCTGGGGCAAGGATGCGTTTAAGTTGCACTGTCAAATGTGTGCGTTTAAGTATCGTATGCGTTTAGGTAATAAACCAAACCAACCTATTGACCAAGATTTAAAAAAAGCCCAATGGTATGAGCAAAAAATAAAAGAGTTATGAAAAAACAACAAACAAACCATACTGGTAACACCAACAAAATGGTTATGGCAGTAGATTGGCTAATTAATGAGTTAGAAGAACAAAACTTAATTAAATTAGATAAAAATAAAACTGTATTGTTTAGTAAAAACTTTGCAACTCGTTATGAATTAATCATACACGAAGCCAAAGAAATGGAGAAGGAACAAATTAAAGATGCATATTTTAATTCTGCAAGTGATATACTTTGTATACCAAATGGGATAAAAGAAAATGCAGAAAAATACTACAAAGAAACTTATGAAAATTAAAACTGGCAAGTGGTATACTTGTATTTATATATGGCCGTCTCTTATATTAGACTATGAGGAAAACGAAGTGATAATCAACTTGTCATTCCTTATTTATTGGATTGAATTAACCATTAAGTTAAAATGAATATTCAACAAAATCTACAGTCTAAAAAGGAAGCTTTCCTTGAAGTTTTAGAGAAGCACCTTGGAATAATAAGCCAGGCAACTAAAAAGTTGAATATGGATAGAACAACTCCATACAAATGGATGCGTGATGATCCAGAGTTTGCAGATAAAGTTCAAGAGATTCAAAACCTTGTTTTAGATTTTACTGAATCAAAACTATACGAGCTTATCAGAGATGGCAATCCAACGGCTATTATCTTTATGCTTAAAACAAAGGGTAAGGACAGAGGATATATAGAACGCAAGGAGATTACGGGAATGAACGGCAAAGCTTTAGACATAAACATTGAGGTCATCAATAAACTTGAAGAGTAACTGTGTATTTGCCCATTTAGAGCAAAGCACTAAGCGTTTTACAGTCGAGCAAGGGGGTACTCGTTCTGGGAAGACTTACAATATCCTTATTTGGATAATATTCAAATATTGCTTAACAAATCAGAATAAAATAATATCAATAGTCAGAAAGCACGGCCCAGCACTTCGTGGATCAGTAATGAGGGATTTTTTTGAGTTACTCCGCAAATATGATTTGTATAACGAAGAGGATCACTACAAGTCTGTAAACGAATACCATTTAAATTCCAATGTGATTGAATTTGTAAGTTTGGATGAACCGCAAAAGATTAGAGGTCGCAAAAGGCACTTACTATTTGTTAATGAGGGCAATGAGCTGAAGTGGGAAGATTTTTTCCAATTAAACATAAGAACAACGGATAAGGTTATTATTGACTTTAATCCATCGGAGGAATATCATTGGCTTTATGATAATATCATTCCAAGACCAGACGCTGAGTTCTTTGTAACCACTTACAAAGATAACCCATTCCTTGATGCTAACCTGGTAGCTGAGATTGAACGGCTTAAGGAAGTTGATGAAACATACTGGCGAATCTATGGGCTTGGACAAAAGGCCCAATCTAAACTATTGGTGTTTAACTACGAGGAGATTGGTAATATACCACAAGAAGCTCGATTCATTGCTTATGGGTTAGACTTTGGGTATACTCAAGATCCTACGGCCCTGGTTTCTGTTTACCTTTATGACGACAAGATTTACCTTGATGAGCATATATACCAGAACGGAATGACCAATAAGGATATTGTGGATGTTATGAGGTCGCTAAACATAGATAGGCGAGTAAATATATTTGCTGATTCAAGCGAACCAAAGTCCATTAATGAGATTCATTCCTATGGGTTTAATGTAAAGCCTACGGCTAAAGGCCCAGATTCAATAAATATAGGTATTGATATGATGCGAAGGTATAAGATACATATTACTACACGATCAACCAATCTTATTAAGGAGTTCAGAAACTACAAGTATATTCAGGATAAAGATGGGAAGGCAACTAATAGGCCAGTGGATGCTTTTAACCACGGTATTGATGCGAGTAGATATGCAATATTCAATAGCTTTAACCGTCCTAATTATGGTAAATATTCAATTCGCTAAAAATTATTAGCCTAAAAATCAAATAGTTACAATAAATTGTATATTTTATTTTGTAAATTCAAAATACAACTGTATCTTTGCTCTATCAAATAAGAAAAAAGTATGAAAAAATTTGCTTTAACAAACGAAACTAAAAAAGACAATCAAAGCGTTTACACTTATGTGTGCGAGAATGACACCATCACTTTTATGATGCACCCAACTGAAGCGTTTAGATTTATTATTGAGGCCTCAAATATGACTAAAAAAGCCTACAATAACTTTTTAGAATCTTGGATGGTTCACGCAATGGACCAATCAACCAAAACATTTGCAGAGAAAATCCAATCAATCACAGTAATATGAAAAACCTATTAAAAAACATCGCACTTCACCTATTTAATGCCATTATGATTACGGCATTAGCACTTGGCACTTTAATCGCTATTATAGAACGCTTATGAAACTAAACGAAGACAATTGCCCATCACACGATTTATACGAACTTGAGGAGTTTGTTGAAAGCCACTTCAATGACTGCGACGAGAAAATCAGAGAAGAAGCCATTTACATCCTTGAGACATTAAAGGAGGATATTTACTACGGCACTGGCAATGCCCAAAGGGTTATAATTGATGCCCACAATAAAATAGTTGATTTATTCAACAAGTATGTCGACACAGACACTTTCGGCGACCATTCAATATTCTAAGGGGGCATTAAAGCCCCTTTTTTCGTAACAAATCGGCTTTTTTGGGTTTTATTCCCATATGGAGAGAAGCCTAATTGTACCAACAAGTTTAAAAGATATTAAGTTGCATCAATACTTGGAGTTTGAGAAGCTCCCAGAGACATTGAGCGACTTTGACCGTGCAATCCAAACCATTTCTATATTCTGCGAAATTAACACTCACGAGATTAAACAAATCCCCTATAAGACACTTGAGAAAATAATCGCCAGTATAAAAGAAGCTTTGTCCGATGATCCTGGCTTGGTTAAGACATTTGAGCTTAATGGAGTTAAGTACGGATTCATCCCTAACTTTGACAAGTTAAGTACGGCTGAATTTATAGACATCGACAACTACCAAAAAGACAGAGACAATCTGTATAAGGTAATGTCTGTTTTGTATAGACCTATTGTTGAGGGTGATGACAAAAAATACCTTATTGAAAAATATGAGGGCAAAATCTTTGATGATTTTCAAGAAATACCAATGGCATATGTGAAAGGTGCAATGGTTTTTTTTTGCAATTTAGGAATCGACTTAATAGCTTATATCCAGAAGTCTTTAGTGGCGGAGAAGCCGAAGGACTTGCAAATGCGGGAGTTTCAGCGTTTAGTAAAAAGTGGGGATGGTATGGCTTTATATATGGACTTACTGGAGGAGACATACTCAAAGTTGATGATGTGGTATGCAAGCCTATTCATCAAACCTTATTGTGGCAAAGTTATGTACTCGACCTTCAAGAAGTTCAAAACAACGAATTAAAGAAAATAAATGCAAAAAGATAAAAATCATATCGGCACTGCACTCGCATTCTGTAAAGATGTGGCAACCGAAATCGGTGCAAGATATTCTCACGGCAATATTACTGAAACAAATATGAGGTCAATGTTGGTTTATCCGTATATGCACACTAATATCGGCCAGGTTTCTTTAGGATCACCAATGGCAACCGTTCAGGTAAATATTATGATTGCTGACAGAGTAAACACTATCACAACAGAAAATCAAGGATTAAACCAAGAAACGCTTTATTCAGAAATTGGGTATACAGAGAATAACAACTATGCAATGGTGCTTCAGCAATTATATGTTGACTTTGCCATCGCAGTTAAAAAATACGAAGAGCTTTACTACAATGCCTTGGAAATACAAAGGCCGATTTTGTTTACTGCATTTGAGGAGACTTATGACGATGTTATTGCTGGATTTACTGTAAGCTTAAATATAGATGTTGCCAATCCTATTGTAACTGATGGATATTGCTAATTTTAATAGAGAGTTTAGAGGGATGTTTGATTTCCTTGCTGATCAGATGAAAATCAATCTGGGGGCAAAGGTAAAACGCAAAACATACAGAGCTAATTGGAAGAATGGCAAGCCAAAGAATGTGAGGGTGAAATCAATAACGGCTAATCATTCAGCGTCTGGGCAATTAATCAACTCAATAAATGTTGTTAGTTTGCCAAACGGATTGTCGGGTATATCTATGAATCAATATGGTATTTATGTCAATAATGGCAGACAACCAGGAAAGGGCATACCAGTTGAACAGATGGATAAGTGGACTGGTCAAAAAAGATTAAGACCAAGAGACACCAAGACTGGCGAATTTTTAAAGAACACAAAAAACAATAGGAAAGCAATGGCCTTTTGTATGAATAGAAAAATAAAATACTTTGGAATTGAAGCTTATCCGTTTATTGATCGTAGCGTTGAAACTGCGGTTGATAAATACGAGGATAAATTAAGCAAAGCATTAGGTAAAGATTTTTATAAATACATAGGCATAGTCCTTAATAAAGCAAAAAAATAATGTCAATAAGTTTAACCGTACAACCTACAAGTATAAAAGGAGCATTAAGCTCTATGATATATCAAGCGTATGATACTGATTACGCTCAACCTAATTTCGTTTATCAGTACAAAATCTATGTTTGGAGTGGCACGACCACCATACCAGCTTCACCAATAGCAGAAATAAATAGGCTTCCTGATACTTACGCTGGCAATAGAAGTTGGATTGATATAAGTAAAATTGTAACTCAATATATAAGCGACAATTTTTTAACCATTGGAGCATCCACATCAACCATTGGAAGCGGTGCGGTTTATTGTGCAGTTAAAGTAAATGGATTTTGGGGCGGTGGTTCATCGTCTCCAGTAACAAGTAATGTCATTTTAGCCACTAAAGGATACGAGTATACACTTGAAGGGTTTAACCAGGCAACTACAAAGAGAGTTTTAACAGATAGAGCAACGGTATACCTTACCACAGAAACGCAATACGATTATTTATGGTATGATGCGACTAAAATCACAAGCATTGTTTGTGGCACAAGTACTATCACTCCGACTGCGGTTACTAATTCAAGTACATATATCCAAGCGGTTGAGCTAAAACAACTCATAACGGCTGGAGGTACTTGGGGATCGGATATCAATATCGTATTCAATTACTCAACTGGATCGGAAACCATAAGCGTCAAGTTTGATTGCCCTAACAAATACGGCACTACAACTATTTTATTCAAAAATAGGTATGGCGTTATTGAGGGGTATTCATTTAATGCGGTAAGCAAGGTTGCAATGACTACAACTAAAGAGGAATATTACAAAGGCATATATGCACAAACTAATATGGCAGAGGCCTGGACTTATGGCGTTGGGATCAAAACACCTTACAATATTCAAGGTGTATACAAGCAACTTGCAAATACTAACTGGATTCCCGAATCTTATGTCGATTATTTCCAACAGTTGCTTTTAAGCTCGGCAGTATTTGTTTATTACAATGCTAAAACCTATGCTTGTCAGATCGTGGATTCTGCCTTTGATAAAAAGACGGCTAAAAACGATAAGCTAATAATGTATACTTTTAATTTTGAATACGCTCAACCACTAATCAATAGCATAGTAAGATAATGTTGTACTTTTCGCTTATTATAGATGGTAAATTGGTTGACTTGTTTCAAGATGAATCAATCGAGCTGAACAGACAGATAAAAGACTATTCAAAGATTGATACAGTCTTTACTGACTTTTCACAGAACTTTACCATACCAGCTACAGAATCAAACAATAAGATATTTCAAAACTATTTTGACGAGAATGTCCTTTTGCAATCTTGGAATCAGAACTTTGCGTTAAGTGGGGAAATTTACATCCACGGCTTGCCAGTGTTTACTGGTGAGATTGAATTGCTCGAAGTTAAATTTATTGACGGACTCCCAAGCAGTTATAATATAGTTTTCTATGGCACAACTAAAAAGCTTTTAGTAAATTGGGGTGAGAAGACATTGCCCGAAATTGACTGGTCAAACTACTTACATACAATCAGCAATGCTTTAGTCGTTTCGTCTTGGACTGGGGGTATTTTAGGCGGTGCTATTATTTGGGATTTAAAGGACTACGGATACGGATACAGATATTGCAAAAAGAGTGGTGGGGTAAGCTACGACATAGGTGTACAAAACACAATCAACTATAAAGGATTAAGGCCATCAATTTTGCTTAAAGATATGATTGAAAATATCTTTACGGCAGAGGGTTTTAGTTTAAGTGGGAGTTTATTGTCAAGACCAGAGTTTGAGTATCTTTATGTAACGCCACAAGAAGCACCTGGAAGTTATTTTGATCGTATTAACGGCAATAACTATGGTAACTTTGAGGCTAATGATTCAACACCACAGAATATATTTAGACCTACAAGCACATTAAACACTTGGTTTGCTCTTCCAGTTGGTAATACAGTTGTAACTGGCAATACAAGTGGGGCGTGGAATAACACAACATACACTTACACTTGCCCTGAAACTGGTCAATATACTTTTGGTTTAACGATTACAAATTACACTCCATTGGTTGCCCCTACATTTACTCCAACGCTTGGCGTTAAAGTTATTGTTAATGGCAAAACTAAAGGCTTTTATCAGAACAAAACGGCAGCTCAATGGGTTAGTAGTGGTCAGCAATTTTGTAACTTTTTAAGATTAAGCAAAGGTGATGTTGTTCAATTTATTTACAATACACCAGTTGATGCGGTGGTTGATGGTAGCATTGCATGTTTATTGTCTCCGCCTACAAGCCAAGTTTTAGTTGATATGGCCAGAGTGATGCCAGAGATTAAAGTTTCAGAGTTTTTCAATTCTGTTCTTCAGATGTTTAATGCAGTGCTTGTGCCGTCAAATACCATCAATGGTTTTGAGTTGCATAACATTGAGGATTGGTATGCTTTAGGTCAGAATGTCGAGTACACTGAGTTTATAGATTTTAAGAATCTAACTCATAGGAAGATGAATGTGCCATCATCAATTACAATGAAGCACAAGGAAGGTGAAGCTTTACCACAGACATTTTTTAAGACAACCTATAAACGAAACTTTGGGGATGTTACCTTTAGACCAGATGTTGACTTTTCAGACGAGCCGATTGAGTTTGAGACTGTATTCCAGGTTAACCCAATCACATTAATCCAAGAGGTTGACACTTCAGGGAATATGATCAGCAATACGGACATAGAAATGCCGTTTATCATCAATTCAGAATCTCAAGGGGTTGACCAGAAACTAATATTGTTCTATAATGGCCGAAATACAAATATAAAAATGGTCGCTAATAGTTTTTATGTTGGCACTACGCTAATCACTCAATATCCGCCATCATCACCATTTAGCAATTATACATCTGGAGCTTATTCAACTGCATTTGGGCTTGAAGCACCACTTAAAGGCAATATGCCAATCAATTCTATGTATTGGATGTATTGGAATAAATACCTATCAAGGCTTTATTCATCAAGAAGCCGAATTGTTGTGGTTAATGCGGTGTTACCAGTTGGCGTCTGGCTTAATATGAAACTAAACGACAATGTGGCTATAAGTGGTAATTACTATAAGATTCAGAAAATACAATATGATTTGTTAAGCCAAAAAGCCGTCATTGAATTGATAACTTATCCGAATGTAAACTATTTACAAGTTACTTCAACAACTGGCAAGAAACCTACATTTAATACGGTGGTTGCAACGGACGCTGGGAAGACTTTTATTGATGGCAATCCAATCCGTAAAGCTTTAGCCAATGCGATTGAGGGCGGAGGCATTTATACTACTGATGCGGTTGATATAGAAACATTCAACATATCAGCTCAATCAATGATTACTCCAATTATGGATAATATACTCCCATTGATTTCACTTAACAAAGTAACGATGTGGAATTATTCAAACTTACCTATAACGGTTACTCCAACGGCTCAAGCAATAACTTTGACTGATGTGGGTTTTGATGGCGATCAAAGATTCTATACTTATGACCTTGCCAATAGCCAGGTAACCATAAACACATCTGGGCAATATAGAATCAATGTCAATATGGTAATCGACAATAGTTCATCGGCTAAAGTTGGCTTTGAAGTTAATATTGACGATGTGCAAACTGAAGGCTACCAAGAAGTTCACGCTAATGGGGTGATAAGCATTAATTTGATTGCAAGTGCGACAATAGGAGAAAATCAAGTTATAAAGTTAAGAGCTTATACTTTAGACGGATCAACGAAAACGGTTGACATAACCAGAACATCATTTACAATAGAGCGAATTATATGATAAACGAAATAATAAAACTTGCACAATCTCACGAATGGATTAAGGTATCTGATACAGTTGAGATTACTAAAGGTAAGCACGAGATAAAAAAAGGATGGGCGAATAAAGTAAAGGCCCTCAAAAGAAGATTTAAAAGCATATGAGTGAGAAAATAACCTACGATATAGATGTCAATGTAAGTAAGGTTGACAAAGCCACAAGCTCTATTGACAAATTAGGCAATAAAGCCGATAGTACATTTGGCAAGATGGGTGATAAGATTGGTGGCATCGGAGATAAATTCGGTGCAATACCTGGCCCAGTTGGTCAAGCAGCATCATCACTTGGAAGCTTTGGAAAACAGTTATTTTCTTTATTAGCCAATCCCATAGTTGCGACTGTAGCTGCGATTGCTGGTGCATTTATGGTATTATACAAGGCCCTTACATCAACAGATGAGGGGATGGGTAAACTTGCCAAGATTACTGCAATATTTAATGGCATCATAAGTCCAGTTGTTAAGGTTGTCCAAGACTTTGCTATATTTTTAGCTGATAAATTTATTGGGGTATTAGAGGCCGTTGCTGGATGGTTTGGCGTAACTGGTGATCAAGCATCTGATTTAGCTGATAGTATTAAAGAGGTTGAAGACGCTGAAGAATCACTTGCCCTTAAAAGAGCAAAACAAAACAAAGATTTAGCAGAGGCAAAAGAGATTTTAAATGACACAAATAAATCACTTGAGGAAAGGAAGGCAGCACTTAAAAAGATTTCTGATGCCGAGACAAGCTTGGCAGCAGAGGAATTAAAGAACGCTAAAAAGAAAGCCGAGAATATTAGAAAAGAAATTGCTTTAAATGGTGAATCAAAAGAACGCAAAAAAGCACTACAAGAAGCGGAAATACAAATCCTAAATACTGAGACCAATCTTGCCAATAAAAGAAGAGAGTTTGCTAAAGAAAACCAAAAGATTGAGAAAGAAGATGTAGACGCTAAAAAAGCTAAAGCCGAGGAGGAGAAGAAACAAGCAGAGGAAAGGCAAAAACGAATTGCAGATTATAATAAACAAAGGCAAGAATCAGCCGACAAAATTAGAGCATTAGAAGAAAAACTTGCCGTTGATTCAATTAAGACTGAAAAAGAAAAGGCTTTGAAGCAAGCCGAGATTGACAATGACAATGCGAAGCGTGATATAGAGCGTTCAACAATGAATGCAAAAGAGAAGGCCAAAGCATTAGAATTGATCAATAAACAATATAAACTAAATATTGCTAAAATCAATGCGGATGCTGATAAAAAAGCAGAAGAGGAAGGAGAAAAGAAAAAGCAAATTGAAGAGCAACAAGCAAAAGATCAATATGCTTTGGAAGAGAAAACCATTTCTGATAAATATGAGCGTAAAAAACTCATCGCAATGCAAACTATTGAGGATGAGAAAGTATTGCAACAAACTTTACTTGATTTAGAACTTGCTAAAAACGAAAAAATATACAATAATAGATTAAAGAATGGCCAGGATACTTTAGACATTGAAAAAACCATTGCTCAACAAAAATTAGACTTAACTAAAAAGCAACAAGAAGAAACTAAAGCACTCCAAGCTCAACAAGAAGCACAGTTGCAAAGCCAACTTGATGTTACTAAACAAGTATTGGGTAATATTCAAGGTTTACTAAAAGAAAACTCTAAAGGTGCAACGGCTTTAGCTATCGGTCAAGCTATTATTGATACTTATGTTGCAGCAAATAAGGCCTTGGCAGCAGCTCCACCACCTTTAAACTTTGTATTGATGGCCTCTGTAATTGCTTCAGGTATTGCAAACATAAAAAAGATATCAGAACAAGCAAGCAAAATGGGTGTTGATACTGGAGGTGGTGCATCCGTAAGCACTGGTCCATCAATAGGCGTTGTTGGAGGTCAAGTTGATTCCTCAACACAGATGGCTAAAAGCTTACAAGGTGCGGTTGGTGGCCCTCAAAAAGCGTATGTCGTGGGTAATGATGTAACAAGCCGTCAAAGTCTTGATCGTCGCATAAGCCAAAATGCAACATTAGGCGGTTAATTTATTTTATAATATATGCAAAAGAAAGGTTTTAAAATTGATTTGGGCAAAATAGATGCAATCGAAACATCTATAAACGACTTGGCGATGCAAATGCCACAGTTGGAAGCTAAATTAAATGAAGTGCAAAATAAAATCAAAAGCAATATGGATTCATTAAACAATATGATTCCAGAGTTTGAATTGATGGATAAACTATCAAAGCAAATTGGTGATACTCCTTTAATGGATAGAATTACTAAAGGCAAAAAGATGTTGCAAGAAAAACTTGCAGTTTGTACTAAACTTTATAGCCGTATTAAATAATGCAAATACTTGAGTTATTACTTGATGAGGATCAAATGGCAAGTGGTATCGATGCGATCAGTATCGTAAAATCACCAGCCATTGAATCTAACTTCGTGGCACTTAATAACCATAAGGTAAAATTTGCCACTGTTGATGCTGAGAAACGCATATTACTTGGCCCAGCATTGATACCAAATAAACCTATTTATAGAAATCAGGATGGTATGGAATTTTACTGTTACTTCTCAAGAGCAACTGTAAAGAAGGCAAGTGAACTTTATTTGCAAAGAGGTAATCAAGGACAAGCAACTTTAGAACACGCCGTTAAAATTCAAGGCTTATGCCTGGTTGAATCTTGGGTGAAAGAAGATATGGAGAAGGATAAGTCTGCTTTATATGGGATGTCTGATCCAATCGGCACTTGGATGGTGGCAATGAAAGTTGAGAATGATGAAGTATGGAATGATTACGTGAAAACTGGATTAGTTCAGGGCTTTAGTATTGAAGGTTATTTCGTTGACAAAGGACAAAAGTTATCTAAACAGTTAACCGATGAGGAGGCCAAATTGCAAGAGGTAATAAGCATCTTGACTGAATGGCAAAATTGTAACAATAAAAAAAAATAAGTTATATATAATATGAACGCAAACGAAACATTAAACAGAGTGATGGTTGCTTTAGGCATTAAAGCCGAAGCTCCGTCAGTTGAAGTTAACCTTGCATCAATGAAAACAGAAGATGGTCAAGCTACATTTGACGCTGAATCTTTTGAAGTTGGTTCTGCTATTTTCGTGGTTACTGAAGATGGTAAAATCCCAGCTCCAATGGGTGAATACGCTATGGAAGATGGCACTATTGTATCAGTTGATGACAAAGGCTACATCGTGGAAATTTCCACTAAAGAAGAGGAAGTAATGGAAGAGCCAATCATTGAGGAAGTAATGCAAGATGAACCAATGAAAGAACAAATCGTTGAGGAAATGGCAAAGCCTAAAAAGTTAACTGAAACTACAACTAAAGTAAGTGAGTTTTCTGCTGAAATTTCTGAAATCAGAGAAGAGTTAAATGCTCTTAAAATGAAATTGTCAAGTGTAACTGAAGAGAGAGACGAGTTAGTATCTCGTTTAGCATCTGAGGAAGCTCCAAGATCATTCCACTCTCCAGAGGCGAATCCAGTAAATTCAATCAAATTTAAAATCGGTGAAAACAGAAACCAAACTGTAACTGACCGAGTATTTAACCAATTATTCAAATAAAAAAAACCAAATAAAATGAAAGATTTAAAAAACATCAAATTGTCTGGCCCGACTGTAAGTCCAAATACTTATGCTGGTCAGTTTGGCAACGAATATATCGCTGCTGCCCTTTTGAGTGGTGAAACTTTATCTAAAGAGTTAATCACTTTGCACCCTAATGTTGCTTACAAGCAAGTTATCCGTAACTGGCAACAATCAATCAGCGTAACTGATGCTACTTGTGATTACACTGATTCATCTTCAATCACTTTAGGTGAGTATGTATTGACCACAGTTGAAAAACAAGTTAACTTAACTTTGTGTAAAAACAATTTGAGAACAACTTGGGAAGCTGCTCAAGCTGGTTACTCTGCTTTCGAATCTTTACCAGCTACTTTCGAACAATTCTTATTAGCTCAAGTTGCTGCTGAGGTTGCTCAAACAGTTGAATTAGGTATCTGGAAATCAAATACTTTCTACACTGGTGGTATGGTTCAATACTTGATCGATAACTCTGCTATCGTAAGCGCTGGTTCAGGTGCCACAAATTCAGGTAACGTTGTTGCTCGTTTACAATCAATGTTGGATGCTTCTCCAGCTGCATTGTATGGTAAAGAAGGATACCAATTCTATGTAGGCCCAGTTACAATGAAAG